TGACTTAGATACCGATACCAAACCTCGTTCACTATTCCAGTTTCGGTATCAACAAACGGTTCATGCGGCGGCGGTATCGGGGTGCTGGTCACTTAACCCTAAGCTCCGCACCCATGTCTCCGCCGATTAGGCCAAAATGGATAGGATCTGAAACGCTAACCCGCCAGCGCCTTCCCATCGGGCCACTTAGGCCAGTGTTGAATACGCTAACCCGCTTTTGGAACTTGGATTGCTGCCCAAGTGCTCTATGCCACGGGTTAGTCCAAGTGTGTCCCCCGTCATCTGACCAAGACACCATAACAACAGGATCAGTCTGGATTGGGTCTGTTCCTGTGTTTACTCCAACACCAGTAACGAAATCGAAGTCTGCTCTAGCAACCCGAATACGATTAGGGAAGTCCTTTGCGGGAGCACTCTCCATTGTGACAATCAAGGGATCGTCAACCTCGAATAGATTGGTCGGGTCAACCTCTAACAGAAAATCTTGCTCAGTGTCCCCGGTCAGCCATTTGTCGAAGGCATAAATCGACAACGACATTCTGGAACGATCAAGCCCGTAGCTCTGTCGTTCGTGCCAAGTGCCGTTGTTGAGATTGAATGCCCAAGTCCAATCATTAGACGAAAGCTGCCAGAAGGCGTGACCTCTGGAGATGTAGCAAAGGGCCTCCAGTTGGGATTTGTTCGTCACCTCGGAAATCAGAAAGTCCAAATCCGAAGTGGAAATCTTCTCAGGCGTCGTGCCGCGCAGCCACCGGACAGTGTTATCCGAACCCACATAGATAGGAAAATTGCCAAACTCGGGCTCAAACCCCGCAACTGCAAAGGGAGTAATCAAGCCGGGGGTGATGTTGTAGCCCTGGCGGGTGAGGGGGAAACCCTCAGAGTTAACCGGAGGGCCATAAACCTCGATCGTCGCAGGGCCGGCAGCATACAGAAGCCCCTTGTATGACCAAACTCTGCTGATACCATCTACGTTGGATTCTGCCGTGGTGAAATCAAGCAGATCAATGGTTGTATCATTAACCCCGGAAGCCTGTAGCCTTCCAGAGCCATACCCGAACATGAAGTAGCCATCGTGGAAGCAAACACATGTAGGGCTTCCAATGTCACTATCTGGATAGGTGGTAAGGACTCCGCTGGAAATAACAAACGCCCCGTCATTGCACACCAGAACAATATCGGGAGTTGGAGATTTATTATTCCGGGCGAAGGTTGTCTTGTCGCTACCGGATAGCGTTCCGGTAAGGTCGTTCATCGAGCCGCCAGCGTCTACCGTCCAAATCCCAGTACCAAACCGGCCATAGATCGTATCGTTTACCACCACCCCACCGAGATATTGCCCGGTGACGGTTTCGCTGTCAGTGATGTTGAACCATAACTCAAACGGAAACGACCAACTTACCCATGACGAAGCTGCCGAGTCCGCACCAAGAATACGTAACCCGGGCGAGCGATGCCATACGGGTTTGTCCCCGATAGGCTCTGCATAGCAATTTATAAGCCTGCCCTGCCCCTCCGGGGGTCTTTGCCCTGGAGCGGTTGACGTAGGCCACGGGATCGCTACCATTTCAGAAGTATTGTCCCGGAGCGATCTTATAGGTAGGTCGAGCGGATTCCATGTTCCGCAGATGCAACTCCGCCTGAGTGGCTAGAGCTGCCAATGCCTGATCATTAGCCGCGCCGAACTCTGCCGCTGCTCTCCAAGCCAAGATATGCCCTAGCGGTTGAAGCAAGTGGTCATCAAACTCAGCTAAGGTAGGAAGATAAACAACATCGCGCTTTTCGAGCTCGTCAACCATTCCATCGGCTAAATCACTAACCGATTGGTAGGTTTCGTTGTCAGGGACTTGCCCCTGTGGCAATGCCCCCAGGTTGCGTAGCGCCCGATAAATCAGGTCTTGTCGATCCGCCATTATGCGTAATCCTTGCCATCCCAAACGGGGTTGTTATCGGCTCAACGTGGTAGCCCATGCGATTCAGCCGCCCTAGTGTTCCACGTTCCAGAGGCCGTCTAATGTCGTGCAGAAACACCACCGGGCATCGCTCGAGCGCGAACAGCGTGGTGTTAAAGCGGGAACAATCCTCATAGCCCTTGTGAATTTTCCGCATCGGAAGGTAGCCCTGCGGAGCGTCAACAAAGGCCATGTCGAACCGCTCATCGTCTCCCATCTCAGGAACGAGAAATGGAATCTCGTCCTCGCCCTTTAGAACTCGAACACTAGGGTTATCTTTGAACCGTTCCTTGGCGGCATCAAGCCACTTATCGGAATGCTCAATCGTAGTTACATGTAACCCTGAGAATATCTCGGTCGAGCTGCCGGGCCCAAACTCCAAAATGCTCTTGGCATCCAACCTGGCAATCTCAGACTTGAGGAAGTCAATTTCCAGTTGGTGTATTGTCGGGTTGCCAGCGGGGCGTACCCAATCCTTAGGCCGCATCCGGCGCTTCCTCTACGGGGGGAGTGGAAGGGAACGGAGAACGTAGATAAGTGTTCGTGTGATATATCTCGTTCTGAAATGCGCCTTCCTTGATGTCCAATTCCTTCTGCGCCATGTGTAGACGCTGACGGGCTTCATCAATGGATTGGCGTAATTCCTGTTTGCGAGCCTTCGATCTCCAATATTTGGGGTTGAACTCCTTAAATCCGTAAGGCGGCAAGGGTTCTAAAATATCCGACTGCGGAGGAGCTACAATTTCGATCCCGCGCTTTTCGGCTTCCATGAAAAAGTAATGGCACCCCGGTCTTTGGGATGCGTATTCTTCCGCTGCCGCCATATCAATGCCCCACAGCCCGATCATCGTGGGCTTCTGCATGATGGCATAGGCCAGCATGTAGGAGACTTGGCTCTGCATGAACGAGTCTAGAAACTGCGAGTTGCCGAAAAACTGATAAACCTCGTCCTTGTTATAAACGATTCCGTTCGGCAATCTCGAATCGGGCGCAGCAATATAAACCCTTGGGTGTCTCTGTATGGCGTTAATATAAGGCTCGTTGCCAGGAACAACCTTGCGTTCCAGATTGTGCAGTTCAAACCACGCGTCCACTCTCGGAGCGGTATAGTTGAGCGGGCTGCAAGCCCAAATCTCCCAGTTCAAATCTCCGAACGGAGCCAAGAGATACGATGATGGGGCCGAACCCAACAGACAAATCTTCATTGTTCAACCTATAGAGGGAAGAGGGAGAGGGACGGGTGCATCGACACTCCCTCGATGCCAATGCACCCGTTACCCAATCAGCACCCGAAGGTGCTTCATGGACAATTAAGCAGACGAAGCAGTAACCGAGCCAATGGCTACTGACGTTGCCGGCCAAATGCTCGTGATGATCCAAGAGGTGGAATTAAGCCCCTCAAGGTCAACCGTAACTGGCTGAGTAAGAATACGGGCCGTTGTGAGAGTAAGCGCGTTGATGCCCGTAGTAGCGCCGACAATCGTAATGTCATCGCCGCCAGCAGTACATGACATGACAATCGGCAGCGTGCCGGTTGTCACCGCAGTAAAGATAATGCGCTTCCTACACCCCGCAGTAGGCGGCTGAAGCACATACACTTCGGCAGACGTATCGCTAATGATCGTCGTGCCGTAGTTTGGAGTTGACGCAGCCGTAGCAGCGGCGGTGGTGCCCTTAGTAACCTGCTTATGAGCGGCTGAGTATGTTCTAACGTAAGCCATCTGTTTCCTCCCTTAGAACGTCGATGGAAGTGCAGGGAGGAAGGTTTGCCAAACGTCGGCCTGACCCACCGTTTCACCCGTTGCTTTGGTTTGAATGTAGAGGGCCGTATCGGAAGAAACCGCAGTTCCAACAAAACGGTCAACCACATAAGTTCCAGTCGTTCCAGCCGCCACATCGACGGTAGAAACCACAGCAGCCGAGGAAGCGGCAACCGAGGTTCCAACGATGAGATTGGCTCCGGTAAAGGCCGTGTTGACGCGAACATACGTCTCCAGCGGAAGGCACTTGTCCGGTAGGGTTCCGAGAGGAATCTTTCCAGCCCCAGACACGGATTGGTCGTGGTCGTTGAAGTTAAACCTCCGATAGAGGTAGTGGACCTGCGGCGAGTGGTATAAGGTCGCCGACCGGCCTGTTTTCATTTTTACTGCCATCTGTCAGGCTCCTTATATGGTCGTAGTCGTGATAACGGCGGTTGATACAGGCGTAATGCCCTCAACAATCCATTGCGCCGTGCTAACCCCAACCAAACTGACCAAGTGCGGGCCAGCTCTGTCGAACTTCAGCACGCAGTCCGCTGCTGTGGAGGTGAACGAACCTGTGCCACCCTTGGTGCAAGCCCGGACGGCAAGCCCGCCGGTCGTGACAAGGTTGACATAGATTTGAGTTCTGACGCCTTCTTCGGGTGGCATCATGGAAAAGTCGGCACCGACTGCGGTGCTGAGAATTACCAATCCGCCCGTAGGAACGGTGGCGACCGTCGAGGACGCCTTCGTTACCGTGTATGCTGCGCGAGAACCTCCCTGGCGCGGCGATCTATATTGTCGTCCCATCTTGGTTATCCTCCTTGAGAAAGGGACTGGCGTTTTTTAGTGCCAGCCACTTGGGACTTTAAAAGAATGGGCGAGCGTGTTACCGCCCGCCCACTTTAGTTACTAGTCGCTATTGGTAGCGAAGAAGCCAGTAGCAATGCCCCACTGAACCAGATTGGACCCAGTGTTGGGGTGCTTCTTGAACATCTTTGCAACGCCATAGGCCATGTCGATGCCAACGCCCTTGATGAAGTCGTAATCATCTTCGGCGCGGACAGTCGGACGGGCCATCTGGCCCCAGCAGAACGCTGCCGCCTGTTGACCGCACAGGAACACCGGCTCAACGCGAACCGTTGACGAAGCGCCAACGATCTGCGCCCACACATCGTTTGCCATGCCGGTGATTTCCGGCACCTGACGAACAATGACGCCGTCCCACATGATGTCTCCATCCTGAAAGATGACGTTATCGCCGACCTTGTTCTGCAACGCGGTCGTGTGGGTAGAAACCAACGCGTTCTTTAAAGCCTTGAAGGTATCGACGCCGGCAAAGGCCACATAATACTCGTAGCCGTCTTTCGTCTTATAAGGACGAATTGCAGGAGATGCCTTCAGTGCAACCCGCTTCAACAGGGACAGATTGGTATGCGAGAATAAGTCATCTGTCGTGTCCATGTCCGCCATGTCAGTAGCGAACGAGACGTTCGTGAAGTTGACGGTGTTGGAAGCGCCGTACAGAACACGGTCGCTATTCGCACCAGCCCAAGTCACACGGTTAGCGTCAGTGGCAGATTCCCAAAGGGTGCCGTTGACGCGCTGACCAGCAGCAGTACCAAGACCGGACGGAGCCGACTCGGACGGGAGAGCCATCATTGCGGCGATGATTTCGTCGCGCTGAAGTTCCTTGCCCCAGTTGGACAGAAGCGGCTTGAACTCACCAAAGAGGTCTGCCGCGTCCTTCTGCTGCTCTGCCTTGTTGGTCGTAACGGCGTTGCGAGCCCAATCGAGCCACACACGCATACCGTAGTTGTCAACCCGCTCCTCGTTGCCGACCAAAGTGCCGACACCGATAGCAGCGTTGTTGAGTTTGGAAACGAGCGGAATGTTCATCTGCTCGCCGCCTGATTTCAGTTCATAGCGCCGACGAATAATGGCGTCGAGGCCGTCACTCATGTAGGGCGAGAAAAGATTTTCCCGCACAAACTCACGGTTGATCTCTTTCGAGAACTCAATGAGTTTGTTATTGGATTGAATAGTAGTCTGCGCCATTGGGTTTTCCCTTCGGCGCTAGTCAGAGGAGGGAATGTCTAGCGTTTGGCTGTTGCGTATGAATACATGTCCGCTCCCGAAGAAACGCTATCGTCATGCGCTGAACGCGATGCGGTAGCCCTCGAGAGAGACGGCGGAAGGTTCGTAAGGTTGCTAGGTTGGGCTTGGTTCTGCGTTGCCTTGAAGGCTTCGATAACCTTTGCCTGGAAGGACGGGTCTTTCATCCATTCCTGTTTTTGCTTCTCTAGGAATGTGTTGAGATCCGAACCGCCAAGTTCTTTCTGCAACGACTGATCTTTGTACCACTGAACAAGTGCCTCGCCAGGATCGTGCGAAGCCATGACCCGTTGATAGGTTGCCTGATCGCGCGTTTGAGCCACATGATTAGTGAACTCGTTATAGGCTTGTTGAAACTTCTCGCCGTGCGCTTGATGGGCAAACCGCAGACTGTTCTCCAATCGAAGTTGGTTGAATCTCTGCTCGAAATTCCCTTGGAGGTTTTGAACGAACCCAGTTGGGTCGGCAAAGATGTCCGGTGCTTCTTGTGGAGCCTGCTGCTGTGGAGGATGCTGCATTTGCATCTGCATCATCCGAAATTCGTTTCTAAGCTCGTTAAGAGCCTGTTCCGCAGTCCTACGCCGTTCGGCCTCTTCTGCTAGTCTCCAAGACGGGACGCGAGCGCCATCCTCATCCTTGAGTGCAGGCTTTTCGGCTTCAGGTTGCGGAGCCTCTACCGATTCAACCCTTTCAGGTTCATCCGTAGCGGCTGAAACGAACCTCCCCTTGTCGTCCCTGACCCTTCCCTCTTTGGCCTCTGTAGTAGGGGCCTCTGTGGGGGTTTCAGGTACGTTCTGGGTTTGTTCTCCTATCGCTTGGTCAAAAATCTCTTGGTCAGTGGACTCCATGTCCCTTCCTTTCAACTCTTTCGCTTTGTTGTTTGCGGATCAGCTCAGGTTTAACGTCCAGCAGCGGACGGCCAGCAATTACGCTTGCTGGAAGGCGTAGAGTTTAGGCTTGTCCAGTAATGGACAGTTCTCAGGAATGACGATTTTTATGCCTCTATCGTAGGCAACCTGCACAAAGTGGTGGATGTCTTTTCTTTGCGGGGAGTATTCCCCACTAGCTTCCACACCCCATATCCCTATAGTTTCCGGCTCTAGGGATATGGCGTATGCAAGTAGCCAAGTAATCTGTCCGGTAGTGAAAAAATACGGGCCGAACTGCTCTAGCATCTCATGGAACGGAAAGTTGTCGTGGGTAGTTGCTTCTTTGATTACAAACTCTGTATAGCCCTTCTTGCCATTCTTATCGGCAATACGGTCATATTTGGGGTATGTCCCCGGATAGTGTAGTTCAAACCACCGATCCCACCGAGGAAACAAGTGCCACATCCCGGCAGACATGCACCAGACTTCCCAACTAGGATCATCAAATGGTGCCGAGCCCCAATGACTAGGATGGGCACCGACAATGCTAATGAATCGCGAGGATGATGGTTTCTTCGTCATCCAATTCCCTAATGTATGCCTCGAGGGAAGCAATCTCAGCCTTCAACCGATCATTACTGACCTTGGCCTGATAGGCTTGATTTAAGAGAGCCGCAGATTCCAAAACCTGCTGGCGAATCTCTCTCGTATATACCTGTGTAGACTGTTCCTCAGAAGCTATCAGAGCAAGCTCGTCAACCTTCTCCTCTAGTTCTTCGGCGAGTTCCCGCTTTTTCGGAGCGAGTTTCTTTTTCTTCCTTCTCGCATCGAGAATGCGTCTTAGTTCACGCTCCCACCAAGAGAGGTAGTCTAGCCCCCCCCTTCCACCACCCGGTAGGATAGTCGGTTCAACGGGAGGGGTTGGTGCAACCCCATCACCACCGCCGAACAACAGAAGGAGAGACATTTACTGCCAAACCCCTAAGCGCCCTTCAGTATCCTCGACAACCCAAAAGTCATCGCCCAACTGGTGCGCTTCCATTCCGTCAATCTGTGTAGGCTTTTCGTCCGCCTTGATAAATTCCCCGAGCTTGGTGCGTTCAAGCAAGGGCTTTAGTTCAACCGTATCGCCCTTAACCTCAGTCTGTTCCTTGCCTTCGATTTCCTTGGCATAGGCAGCGTGGGCGCATTTCACCAAAAACACATGCCTCGTATCCATAACAGCAGGTACATAATCCTTGCTGTCTGGTTCCCCGATTGCTGGTGAGATGACGATTGGGTTTGGGACTTGAACAATCTCGACACCTTCAGCAGAGTGATATTCGTTGCCCTTCTCGTCGAGTTTTGTCTCGACCAGCCCATAGGTCACCAAGTTATCCCAGAACGTCTTAGGTGTTCCGGTGATTATGGAGAAGCTAATCATGCCGTCCGCGCTTCCATATCCGCATCTATCATCCGTCGGGGAAGATAGATGCACTTTCGGACGTGCCCAGGCCAGCGATCAGAGGTATTGTTGCGATTGCCAAGATAAAAGGTGGTCACAGTTGGAAGCGAGCCGGAAGTATCTAGCGTTCCATCCACGCCATTAACCGCGCCATTAAAATCATTCACCGCCCATGCTCCTGCCATTTTGTTTACCGTAGGAGTCCCGGCCATCGCATTAAGAGCGACGTTGGCTTGGGTAACGTTGGTATCGGTAACAATGAAGGCCCCGGCATTAGTGGTCGCAGCACGAACAAAATGGAACATTTCTGAACCAGTGCCGTCCGAAATGACCCACATTCGCGGGCTGTTAGTATCGGTTACTGCCGTCGCATGTCCAAAAACGCAGTCCGCTAAAACTGTTCCCACAGTCGCACTAAACGGCATCGCAGAGAGGGCTTTATTAATACCATCCGCCGCCCTTGTCACCGTAGCGGCAAAGGTGGGAATGGGAGAGGTGGCTACGGTGCCTACCTCAAGCTGTGCGCCCCACACTATAACGGTTTGGTTGACGTTGGTTGGAATGGGCGCATTGAAGGCATCCCATGAAGGGGTGGCGCTTGGGCTTGACCCAACTTTGAAAATGCAACCTGCATTTGTTGTGTCGGAGGAAAACGTAAAGCCAACAACCAACCGATACCACCCATTCCCTACGCTCTCGCTATACGCAAAGGGGCTTGTTGGGCTGTTGACTGAATTGCTATCGCCTAACGAGCCGTCCGAAAGATTGATTACCCTAGCATATCTGTTTCTGGTGCCGTTCCTATCACCAATGCTAATGTAGCCAAATCCGCTAACCCCTGCCTTGAAATAACATGATGCTGCATAGGTCGTGCTTGCTGCCGTTACTGGTGCATTAACAGTCTGAACCCCTCCCCCTGTGACTGTGCTAGTTGGCGTAATGGTCGTTGCCGTGTTAGCCACCCCGTCCGGGGCTGTTGCATTTCTAGCCGAAGTTGCTTGCGTGTCGCCCCAAGCCCCTTGGGAGTTTAATATATTAATGGACTGTATGTGCAAATTCGTCGCAGCAGGCTCTACCAATAACCCATAGGAGCCTGAATGGTAGTCTATGGCTAGGCCCATGCGGGCGGCGGTGGTTGTTACGAGATAGTCAGTAGGGACGGTGCCACGGTTGAGTTGTGCGCCCCACACGAAGATAGTCTTGCCCGTTCCCGTATAAGAAACCTCACCACTGCTATCAAAGGTGTTCCCCGTAGCTGTAGGCAGCGGCGTCACGCCGAAATACAGAGTCGTTTCCGTAACCCGACCTGCAAGCACGCAGCGATACCAGCCATCGCCAACCGCTGTTATTGAGCTAGAGACGATGGTCCCACTGGTCGTGCCAACGTCAGTCTCGCCAGTTGCGCCGGTCGCGAGATTAAACGTTGCGTGGATATGCTCCTCGCCACCACCGGCCTTAGTAAAATACACGCCGACATTGCTCTGCGTTCCGGCCTTGACATAAACCGAGAGTGTGTAAGGGATGTCAGATAAAAGCGATGCTATTGATTGGTAAATGTTCTGGATGCCAGCGCCACCGCTCTCTGTAATCTTTTCTGCGGTTAGAGTGCCATCTGGAGCCGTCGTATCGTTCACATCAACGGTTGCGTTATTAACACCCCAGGTCGTTGTGAAGGTCTGCGACTGCAAGCACAGATTATGCGGTGCCCACCTAAGCACCCCATCTGAACCTGTGACGATCTTCGGGGAGGTGCCTGCATTCGTCCACCAATCATCAGCTTTGATATTGGTGTAGTTGTTTGCAGCAGTAGCGTTGTCCTTGACGCTTACCGCACCTCGACCGTTGTCAATCGTAAAGTCCGAGGCCATCCCCTGCGCTTCGCCGCCAAGCAGGTTCCAAGCCGCTTTAGGTCCGGAATGACCTATGTTAGCCGGAAGCCCTGGGCATACAGGTAATTGCAATCTACCTCTAATACCGGGAGTGGGATTCACGGTTTAAGTCCCGTAGATATAGCGAACGCCCTCGCCGTTCACCGTGCTATCAATGAACACATCAGCAAGGTTATCAATGGGGAGTGTGATACTCTCTCCGGCAGAGAGCAGCACCCCGTCACCAGTGGCAATCGTTGCATCAACTCCGGTAACACCGACTGCAATCTTCCCGGTGTTGTCGGTCTGGGATTGGATGATGACCCACTTAGCCGTAGTCGAACCAGCAAGAGCTACGTCCGTCCCGGCAGTTGTTACGGTCGTGACCCCATCACCTAAGCCAGTGCTTGAATGATCGACCTTGCCGATTAGGTTAGTACCTGCCGGAGTAGCGCCAGCGACGGAAGTAGCGATATTCCCGGTGTCAGTATCAATAGTCCCCAGTAGGACTTCAATAGCGGCAAGGTCTACAACTGCCGGGTCATCAGCAGCGAGCGTAACCCGTTGCACCCCAGCAGCCACGTTGCCCGCCCCGCCTAGCGCATCGCTGGCAGAGCCGTCAGCACCAAGGCCAATCTTGACCCTCTGGATATGCGCGCCAGCCACCTCATCGGTTGCGACCGTAATACCTGTGCCGGTATCAACTTCTACGTTGTCGGCCATCTAGCGCATCCCCATCGTTCTGCCGCTCTTGTCTCTAAGCACTTCCATTCTGCGCTTGCCCTTGGTGATAGAAGCAATCCGGCCATCTTTCCCACGTTCAAACT